TAGGGTTGATTTTATTTATAGCTGCTTGTTCTGCAGTATTAGCTGCATTTCTAGCCGATGACATATCAGCTTGATTAATTAATTTAATTATTTTATATGGGTTATTACGACTGTTAATTATTTCAGCCATATGATGTAATTCATGGCTTCTATAATCTTTACCTAACACGGCTCGTCTAAATGTAGGGTCATTTGATAATAACTCATTAGTAATTTTTCTAGCTAATTGGTCTCTTGCTGATGCTTGTGCATTTGCCGGTACATTTTGTAGACCTAGTAATTCTCTTTGTGCTTGTAATACAAGTTTATCTTGTGACGGAGTTTTTAATAAATTGTCTAAATCATTTTTAACATAGTTAAAAGTTATATCTCGTAACCTTGGCTCATGTTTTATTATATTAGTTGCATGTTCTTTAGCATTTGCTGCTACAGTACGTTGTAGATTATTTAAGTCAAACCCATCAAATATTGTTTGACCGACTATCTCATTCATTTGTTCAATTCTTTGTTTAGTTAATGGATTAACTTGTTTTGGATTAGTAACCACTGGTTGTAAATCTTTTATAACTCCACGCATTGCTATATTAAAGTTACCGTGGTGATTTAAGAACTTGTTAGCTAAAATTAAATTACGTAAATTAGATATTGAATCTGCAAATTGTGTAACCATAGAGTTTGGACCGACCATTCCTATCTCATCTAGTTTGTCTAACTTAGCAACTAAGTCTTCAATTTCTGCTGCTTTCTTTAATAACGTACGGTCTGAGTCAAATTTTTTACTCATTTTTTCCGTAAATTTTTCTAATTTTTTAGTAGCTTTTGCTACATCTTTAGCTGTTGCAGTAGGTGGTAAATATAAATTAAGTTTATTTTTGTAAATGTTACTAGATTCTAATACATTATCTACTAATTTTTCCATACCACTAACATTAAATTTAGCTGCGGGTGTTTTAACTCTTTCAGTTGCACTTAAAACAGTCTCTCCAAACTCATCTAACGCAGCTGTTGTTTTTCTCATCTTAACTGTTGAACTAGCTAAGAAATCTAATTGTTCATGGAAAAACCCTATAACTAAATCTTTATCCATGCTATCTAGATGTTCATAACTACTACTATTAACTCTTTTAGTTATTAAATTTTTGTATCGTACTACGTTAGTACTATCAACAATAACCTTACTACCTGAAGGTCTAAGTATTTGTGCATCTCTAGGACTAAACATTCCTGCAACTCTATCAGGATTAGCGTCACCTAAATCGTCTACAGATTGTTTAATTGTTTTAACATATGCTTGGTAGTTTTCTTTTAATGGTTTAATTAACAAATTGTTTACGTTAGCTTTACTAATTCCTTTAGTTGGTACAGTTTTACCTAAGTTACTTGCTACTATAGCTCCTAATCCGCTATCTGCTTCATCAATAAAATTTTTAATTAATGTTTCTATTTCTGCAAATGTTTTACCTAAGTTCGTAGTAATTTGTCTTACCTGTGGTTGTTGTCCGAAAACGTTTTGGTCTAACTGTCTAGCTTGTTGTACAGAAATATCGTCTCCTTTTAATACTTGACCTAGTAACGCTCTGCCCGGTCTAAATGGTTCAGCTAAATTTTCTGCTGCTTTAGTAGTAGCATTTATAGCTTCGTCAATTGATTCACTACCTTCTCTAGTTAATAAACCTATATCTTCTAGTATTTGATATTTATGAGACGCAAACTCTCCTTGCACTCTAGGATTACGAGGAGTATTTTTAATTAAACCTCGTATACCGCTAACTAATCCGTGACCACCTACAGACCACAAAGCTGATTCTACATAACTTATATCAAATAAATGAGCACCAATTACAGTTTCACTTGATAATTGTGCAGCTACTTTTGTCATTTCACCACCGGTCATTCGACCTATGTGTGCTATTGCTCTGGTATTTTCAGTCGGACGACCCTGTATGATTGCATTACTTAATTTAGCTAGTATAGGATTTTGCCTATACTCATCTAATTTTGTAATTAACTTTGCTGAACTAGATACGTTTTTTGTTTCTTTAGCTATTTTAGCAAAATTAGCAATCATTGTACCTGCACCTTTAACACCAGCACCAACAAGAGCATTACCACTTAGTACGGATGCTAATGTACCACCAAATAATCCAAACATGTTTGCTGCTTTTTCACCTGTAGTAACTGGTTCTATAAATGACAAAGCATTTTTTTCAAACATCGGTAATATACCTAATGTATATTCGTACAATCCTCGTCCAAAGTTAGCTGATACCCCGTATTCGTGTGGAGAAAGTTCTACCGATGGTATTCCTACTGCACCGTATGCATCAAATAATTTTCCTTGTGAGGCTAAACTATACGCAACACTATCACTTAACAAACGCTTATCTGGTACATTTGTTTCAACCTCTGGTTTTTCAACAGGCAGTAACCCGTTGTAAACCTTTTCGGCAGTTTTAATCTTATCGGACATATATCCCCCTATACGTTAGCACTATCTGCGTTAATCGTATTTAATATCATGTCTTTGAATTTATCTTGTAGTTCTATAGACATGTTGTCATCTATTTCTAATGTATAGTTAGCAATAAACCTATCTAAGAATTGCATATCATCTAACATATTGTGTTTTATAATTGTTTCAATAGCTGCAGTTTTGTATTCATCTATTTCATCATCGCTAACATTGTAACCTAACGCATTTGTATCTACTTCTGTAGGTGTCTGTGCAACAGTTTGTGTTTTTGTCTGTGTTGCATTATTGTATTCTTCTAAGATACTTAATAAATCTTTGTTTTCTTTTGTCGTTATAGTATCACTTTCTGGTAAAGAAATTGTCTGACCTGCTAGAGCAGAAGTTAGGTTAATATTAATACTTGAATATCTGTGACTAACATCAAATGGGTCATAAGAACGATTATATCTTTCCTTTAAGACAGGATGGCTTTCTAATACTTGTACTGAATCCCGTTTTGCACTGTTAATTCTTTTCATAGCTCTTGACCATAGAGCTTGATTTTCTTTTGGTATCTGTAAACTCTTAGCTAAACTAGCAGGGTTAATTCCTTCTACTCCTAAATCTTCTAGAAATTTAGTTACAACTATTAGACCTTTACCAAGTAAAACATCTTCACTACTACCGGCAGCTCCTTTGTTTACAAAAGCTCCTATTAAAATATTATCTAAGTTTTTGAATATTAATTGTTTTTCGTTGTCATCAAACTTATCAGAGTTTTCTAATAATGTTTCTAGGTTTAGTTGGTCTTTCATTATCGTTAGTATATCGTTAACTTCACTAAAACTTTTTACATTAGTTATAAATTGTGTATCTATGTTTTTACGTATTTCATTAAATTCGTTTTCAGCTTTAAGACCAGCGTCTGAATAATTGGCTAATTCTGTGTCATCGTAACTACCGCTGTCTGTTATTGTTTCTACTTTAGCATCTATTTCACTTAACACTTGTTCAATAAGAGAGTCTTCTTGTTCATTACTTAGGTCTATACCAGATTTTTTCATTGAGTTTCTAACTAACACTGTAATTCTATTTTTAATACCTAAGTTAATATCATCTCCTTGTATTCCCAATGAATTAAGACCATCCCTATATCCTCGGATTAGGTCTGGATTTTTAACTTGTAAGTCGCCTAAAATTTTTGCATATACAAATTCTTGTATAACTGGATTAACAAGATTACCTAAATTTACGTCAGCATCTTTAGCAAATGTTGCTAATGGTGTTTTAGGTCTTGGAAGACCTGGCGGTAATGGTTTATTCTCGTCTCCTTTTCTAATACTTGGAATACTGACACCACTAAAATCTATTTCTGTTAAAGCAACTTTAAGAAAGTTTTGTTTGTTTTGTATGTTTGGGTCTAGTTGTGATGTAAATACGCCAGTTGTCGAATCAAACTTACTTTCTTTTACATTACTAGTAATTTCATTATAACTTTTTATACTCGTATCTAATGCTTTATCTAATGTAGCTAATCTAAGTACATTATCATTAGTTAAAACTCCGGCTTTTGGGTCATACATTTTTTTGTATAAGCTAGCAACCTTTATTCCAAACGCTGAACCGCTAATTTCTCCGCTATCTAACTGCATTTTTAATCTATTTATTTCATCTGTTATACTGGTGTATGGCACTGTATTTAATTTTTTAGTCATATTAGATAAATTATTTATAGTATCAGTATCTTTTTGATATTGTGCTTCTAGCTGTGCTCCATATTGTCCAAACTTGTTACTGACAGGAACAACTGTGTCCATGTAATCTTGTGTAGGAGTTCTTGACCCATCTTTACTAAACATACTTTGTATGGTGTCATCGAGTGCTCTTACTCTTTTGTCATTAGCACCACTCAATCTTGCTTTTTCTAATTCGTCTTTAGTTGGTATTGTAAATCCTAAAGTAAAATTACCTTTTTTAATAGTTATTGCCATACTGTTCTCCTATAATGTTGGGTATTTCATAAATGGTACGTCTATTAAATTATAATTAACAACTTGGTATCCATTTACCTCAGTGGCTGCATGTGGTACTTCATCCGCCATAACACCTACATAATCCCCATCTCTATCTTTATACTTAAATTTGTATACATTTATACCACTAGGTGACTGACCTATTAATAATATGTTTTCTTTTAATCTTCTATCGCTTGTGTACAGTTTTGCTCCTGCTAATGCTAACATTCCTAAATCTAATCCAACTGAGAAAGCTGGTTGACTTTGAGTTTGTGTTATATCTGTTTGACTTATTCCTGTGCCTGTTGTAGCTAAGGTTGTTATCATATTTAAGAAAGCTGCTGAACGATTTATCCTAGCTTGTTGTGAAGTTCTATATTCATCTTGTGCTAAACCTAACACATTAAAAAGAGATGTGTTTAGTTGTTGTTGTAAAGATAAATGAGCACTAATTTTAGCAGCTTGTATTGTTGTTTCTGATTCTAATAATGCTAAATCTTTTTGTAAGGCTAATGCTTGTTGTGATTGTCCTATACTTAAAAATTCTTTTATCATACTTGCTGCGGTATCTCTAGCTTGTATTGCTGTTTGTAAAAATTGTAATTTAGCACCAGCAACTTTAGCGTTAGCATCTTTGGTAAGCTCAAGCAACCCTTCTTTAATTACATTTAATACAGCTCCAGAACTAGCTCCTCCTAAATTACTAACTAAACTTCCCATTGTAGCTGTTACAAATTCTTCGCCTTGGTCTTGTAATTGAGTAAACAATGCGTCAGCATATTCATCTACTCTAGCATCTATACTTTCTTGAGTCGAATCTACTAACAATGAATTAATAAAATTAATTTGAGCCGGTGGTAAATTATCAGTAATTTGAGCTACTACATCTGTTAACAATGGTGGGTCTGGTAATGAAAACGCAGAGTTGGCACCTGCTGTTTCATATATTTGACTAATTTGTTCTTCAGTTGCTCCTTCTGGATTATTAGCTATTTCTAATGCTCTTGTTACTATGCTTGATGTTGTCGAATCCAATGTTCCTCGGTCATACGCATCATAAAAACTTGTATAATCCATCTCATCAAAACCATATTTTTGTAATAGTTCTCCTCCAAAATTTGTAATATTTAAGTCAGCATCACTTTGACCTGCTTGTAATCCTTGTGTAAGAGCTGATAATTTTTCTTCCGGTGTATCTTCTGGTATAAAAATGGTACCATCTGATAATCTTTGTATTCCCATACTATCAACTAATTGTTTATTTTGGAAAAATCCTTCAACAGAACCTTGTCCCATTTCTTGACGATTTGGTACACGTTTGCTTAGTTCAGTAAATTCTTGTGTTGTGGGATTATACAACTGTCCTCCTATATTCATACTTGCTGGAGTTTGTGTTGTAAACATTTTACTTAAATTACCATAAAATGATTGTATATCACTTGGACCGCTAACGCTCCTATTTACTGTTCTTGATTTATTACTACCACCCATATTGGTCTCCTACTTCATCAGTTTTTAATTGGTAAATTAATACTGATGGTTTTTTCTTTGCTAAACGTTCTACCCATTTGCTAGTTTTTTGGTTTGCTTGTATTTCTACATCGTTATAACCCCATTCTCTACAAAATTCTATTATCTTAGAGAACCACAAACGAGGACGTTTTCTATATTTTTTATCTATGTACAAAAATTCTATATATAAAATATTATGATTCTTACCGTTGGTATTAAGATTATATCCCATAAGTCCTATAGGTTTTGAATCTAATTTACCTTCAAGTAATACATGCCATATTAAATCTTTAGTTATTATTTCTCTAGTTTGTTCTGGCTGTACTTCTTCCATATATTTGTTTATATAATAGTTTGTAATATAATCATAGATTACTTTGGACATTCACAGTCCTCCTCACAAACACATTTAATTAATTCTTCAATTAACATTACTTGTCCTTGTAAGTACGCACTTGCAGCTTTTGACTGTTCGTAACGTTGTTCTATTTCTTTTAATTTTTCTTCTAATTTCTTCTTACTTTTACATTCACACTTGTTCATTTAAATGTCTCCAATGTTACTAATTTTGCTGTGTAGCTTATTACTGTTGCTGTAATGCCACTGTTATTATCTTGTATACTTAAAGCTATAGTATATGTTGTATCTGCTGCACTGCTTATACTACCTGCAGGGTCACCATCTAAGAATGTACCTGTTACTGTATTACCAGATTGATTCTGTGCTGTAACTGCAGAACCTCCACCTGATGTTGCATAAAAACTACAGGTATTCTTAAATGAATTACTATCTATTGTTACTTGTAAATTAGCGTTACCTGTACCTACGGTAGCACTACCTCTTATTACAGCTTCAACAGATATAGTTCCAATAACGTTACCGCCTTTTGTAGGTACTGTTAAAGTTAAATTACCTGGGTAAGTATTTAAACCGTTAGCGGATTTAGTAGCTGTGGTTACAGTAGGAACTGTAATAGCTCCGTCTTCTATGTTACCTGTAGATATAATATCCCCGGTTACAGTCATATTACTATTATCCCATGCAATGTTATTACCACCACTAGGACCCATTCTAAATGTACCATCTACATTTATATCTACAGTTTGTGTGCCATCTGCTTTATATGCATTAATACCTGTTGTTGCCAATTCAACTCTAGCACCTGATGCTGCAGTTTGTATAAGACCACCTGTTATTGTACCAGCAGTTATTGTTCCTAAGTTTGCAGAAATAGCTGATAAGGTACTTACATCTATTTTACCAGCAGTAACAGCACCTGCTGCTAACTCTGCTGCAGTGATAGTTGTACCTGCAATCTCGTCAGCTGTAATTGTATCAGCGGCAATTTGTGTTGCAGTAATTGTATTAGCATCTATTTGTGTAGCTGTTATAGTGTCAGCAGATATTATACCGCCATCTAGAAATGTGCTTGAACTTGTTTGAAACTTTACGGTACCCGTTGCGTCTATAACTTGTATACCATATTCATTTGTTGTTGATGAACCAAGTTTTCCAATCTTAACTCTAGTTCGTGGCGTACCTTGGTTATCATCTACAGTAATTAAATTATTTGGACCATCTAGTTTTATTTTACTTTCGGCTCCAACAAATACTGTATTTAAGAACTGTGTGTTGTTAGCTACTTTATCAGCACTTACATCTACTATCTGATTATTACCAATTAAAAATTCAGATTGTACAGCAGATATAAAATCTAATAAAGATAAATATTGAGAATCAAGAAACTGAGGTAAATCTTTACTTATGTAACGAAGCGTATCTCCTGTTACCACTACAGGAGGAGCCGGTAAAGATATGTCATCAAACTTACTGTAGACTGACATTAGCTATCGCCTCCATCTTCTAACTCACAAATAAATTCAGACACTTCTGTAAAATTAGTTGCTTTAATTGTAACGTATCTTCCGTAGACAGAAAAATCTGCTTTCGGTGCTTTACCATCTGTATCACTTATTGTTTCATCTGTATATGTTGGTGTGTCTGTACCTAAGTCAGCAACTCCTACAGATATAGTAGTGCTTGTTGGTGTAGCATCTGTTTGTACTCTTTGTACTTGTACATAATCTGAGTCAGGGTCTTGTGCTAATGGACTTTTTAATCCATAACTACCATGATATGCTTTTGTTGCTAAGGTAGTTGTAATTGCTGAACTACCATCTGTACCAGATGTATCTCGTTGTTTTACTATGCCCGAACCAGCACCAAAATATACTTCAGGTATTGCGACAGTTCTATATCTATAAAAACCTGCATAGGCACTAAACGTCCATTGGCTCCATACATTAAACTGATAATTCCAAACAAAACATCTGTCTGGCTCTTCGTTACTTCCAGTGGGATAATGTATAATTACTTCTCTATTCTTAAAATCTGTCCAACAATATATGTTATCTTTGTATGTATAATTTAAGGTACTAAATAATTCATTAACAATAGTTTCATCTGCTATAGCTCGTAAAGCTGCTCCGTTAAATAAATAGATACCATCGTTACTTACAAACACTTGTGCGTTTGGTATATTTGTTACAGCTTTTGGTCCAATAATTCCTACTTGTTGTCTATTCTTTGGTACAAAAAATAAAGGACTACCTTGGTCTTGTAATGTTACTATTGAATCAGACTTAAATACTGTAATAAAATTTTGTCCTAAAACTTGTGCTGTAATAATTGGTGTTCCTGAAAAATTCAAATCAAGAAAATTTGTATTAGCTATACGGTCATAATCTGACGCATCTGTATATAAGATTCTATTAGGAACTTCACCATCAGTTCCATCTGTTGTATTAAAAAATAACAATCTAGAATTAAATGCTAATACTACATGAGCTGCAGTTAAGTTTCTACCTGAACTACTTGTATCCCAAGACACAGCACTAAATCCCGCTGTACTTGATTTAGCTATATTGTTTTTACTATCTGTTACATATATTTCATTATTAGCTTCAGCAAAAAATAATTTTTCTGTAGATAATCTATTACTACCTGCCGCTAATCTAGCTGTATAACTACTACCATTCCATTCATATATATTATTCGTTGTAGCATGGAATCTTCTTGCTGTACCATCATTTCTTATTTGGTCAGTTATTTCTAATACTTTTGCCGAATCTGCAGTTGCCGTTAGGTTTGCATGACCATCTCTTTTAATCCATTTACCACTACGGTATACACAATTGTTTGCAACAGATACTTGATTGTCAAGAATTAAATGTGGTGGTTTTGACAAATTTAATCCACCAGATAAATCTTTTATAAACCGTCTCATAAACTTCCCTCACCACTAACTTCTGTAAAATCACTACTTGATGCTGCAGTTACTTGACTAAAATCTGCACTACTTGCAGCCGCTACTGCACTAAAATCTGTACTGCTAGGTGCAGTTACTACTGACCAATCCCTATGTACCACAAGTGCATTACCTACCGCATCTGTTTCTGCAAATCCAGTTGGCTGTAATTGCAACGTAATTGTACTTGTGCCAAAATCTAACCCACTAGCCAATGCTGTTGCATTAACTTGTATTAACGATGTTGGAGTACCAAATGCAAATGTATCTGAAAACGCTGTCGCATTAACTTGTAACTTAGCAATGCTAGTTCCAATTACTACAGGGTCTGCTAATCCAGTAGTATTAACTTGTAATTTAACTACTGCTGTACCTAATACAGGAGCATCAGCTAAACCAGTAGCATTAACTTGTAATTTAACTACCGGAGTACCAAATGCATTTGTTGAAGCAATACCTGTTAAAGCTCCAACTGTAGTGCTATCAGGTATTATTAAGTCAATATAACTTGCTGACTGCCAAAAACTGTGTCCACTAAAACTACCTAAAGCCATGTTACTCCTATGTTATCTTATACAATCTATATGTATAAGCTCTGTTTGTTCCACCTGTTTTTTCTATTGTCCAAGTAAGATTTTCTGTACTTGTTACTGGTGGAAAATGATACAATGGTTCGTCTTGTGCACCGGTAAATGTATCTTTAACCATTACTCTATCATCACTGCCAGCAATCCTTACTTTAATTTTAATTACTATGGTATCTCCACTAGCATTGTTAGTCATATCTAAATAACCTGTGTATGCTCCGTCATCTGTAACAGCTGAGCCTATTGTTTGTTCGCTACCATCGGTAGTAATACTTCCATTCTGTATTGAACTTACTCCCATTAGTCTGCCTCCGCTATAGTGTTACCTGCTTCTACCCATGCTAGTAATTGCCTGTAATCTTTATTTTGTGTAGTTTTAGGTACAGTAGCTAATACACCATCTGTGTAAGTTACTCTGTACTCATTAAGTTCAGTATCTGTATATTCATCTTTAACTTTTTTTGCTGACTGTATTGCTTTTGCCATTATAGTTCTGCCTCCGCTGTATAGGCATAGTAATATGCCTCACCATTCTCAAATCCACTTGATTTATTTGCAAATAAGAATCCTCTATCCATGGTGTGTTGTGCTGCTACACCTGTTACTTTTGCACCTACATGAATTGGACCGTACACAGCTCCGGACGTCCCGTCTTGGTGGTATATTACGTATGTAGGCGTAGTCCTTTTTAGTATCCTAAGCTGTATACCATCTAAGTTACTAACTGTAGCACTGAACGTACTACTTGGATTACCATGTACTACTTTTTGTCCTTGGTACTGAGAATCTTCTCCCCATGACATACTGGTTTCATAATATCTTTCACAGTCTGCAATTGTTTGTTGTATAGGTTGTCTTTTGAATCCGTTAGATGTTGCACTTTTTTCAAGTTGTACATCTGTAATATATAAGAAATCACCTGCATCTGTATCTGTAACTCCTGACCATATAAATACTATAATGTTTGCTCCACTACTTGTATCTACTGATACGTTTTCTATTTTATATTCTGCCCATGATGTTGTAGGACTAAGGTCAGCAGGTGTATTCTCAAATGTAGCATTAGTAATCAAAGTAGGATTACTGCCTTCAGCGTTCCAAGCATTTACTATGTCACTTGTTACGCTATCTGCTGTGCCTGACCATGTCACTACTCCTGCTCTAAGGTCATCTAGCTTACCACTTCCTGCTACTTTAGCATGGAACTTTAAGCTAACTGTACCACCTATACCTTCATGACAATTAACATTTTCTATTATCTGAGCTATACCAAATTTTTTATCTACTGTTTCTACATCTAGTCTTATACTCTTAGCACTACCACCATCTGGCCCATCAGTTTGTTGTGTAACATCTACAATGTTATTTCCATCTGATAGTAATATCCATCTATCTAATGTATAACTATCATCTGCATTTGTTGTAGTTGATACATTGTCAACTGCTGCATCTGTTATAGTAACACCTCTTTGTGCTACAACCATGTCACCATTTATAATCATGTTGTAGTCTGCGTTACTAGTACCACCAGCTTCTGCCCAAGTTAAACCACCTGTATCTCCACTCTGTGCTGATAAGAAATAACCATTAGTAGGACTGTTAGATACTTTTAAGTTTGCTTCATCTACTATATTATCTGCTATTACTGTA